ACATCCATATAACATCTATCTAATACTAAGTTATAAGGTTGAAGTAAAGCCTCTAAATGAAAACTACTGATAGCTAACTGAGTAGCACAAGTTCCTTCTTCATTAATAGGAAATCCGTAACTACCTACAGTTCTAGTGGATTCGTTTACGAATTCGTATTTAGGTAATTTATTTTTAAGTAGTTCATAAACAGTAGTCTTACCCGTACTACTAGCTCCTACTAGTGCTATTCTTTTAATCATCTAATAACCTTTATATTTAATATACGAAAATTAATTTAATAAACCTAATTTTTTTGAAAGTTCAGAATATTTTTTTATTTTTTCTTTCTTTCTATTTTGAAGCAAAGGTGATTTATAAAATGGTTTATCTTGAAATAGTAAATCTATAACCGCTTCTAAATCGTTAATCTCTTGTATAAGCCTTTCTTCATTATTATACGGCTGATCAGGTTCTGTACCTGTAGGATCATTAAAGCCAAATCTAAGTATCTTAGTTGCTCTTTGAGATACTTCTACGCATTCTTCTATAAGGAGTACAAGTAGGTGCTCTTTTTCTGTCATATTAAAGCTTTCTCAAGAAATTTAACCCATAGGTAAAGAGATCTATCTCTAGTAGCTATCCACATTTCTTCTTCGTTAATATTAAAAGCATTAAATCTTTCTTCTGCTAAGATTTTCCCTTCGTCTACTCCTGCAACTACTTTATGAAGTACACAACCCATTACTGGGTACCCTTCTTTTAAAGCTCTCATTTGAGGATCTTTACCTTTTAATTCTGGGTATTCTGTTATAAGGCCAGGATGTCCGTTAAATATATTATAACTTTCACAAATTTTAGGAGGCATTATTCTCAACCATCCATGAAGAGTTATTATTGGAGAATCGTAGTATTCAAGTAACTCAGATAATTCAGTTTCTGTAGGTTTATTACTAGTTGTAACTAATAAATCCTGTTCTAATAATGCTGAATTAATAGTTCTAAGTTTAGAAGGTCTTTCATTAGTTACTATAACATCTGGCCATCTATTAAGAGCTTTAGCAATACTAACAATCTCAGACCCTGTCTGACTAAAAAATGCTATCCAAGGTTTATTCATTTTATTTTTTCTATAATATTTTCTAAACCAACTGGGTAAGTATATTTACCGTCTTTAATATCAAATCTAATTTTTTCTTTACAGATATCCACCTGAACTCCTTCTTTTATATCTTCTATTATACCTACTTGAAGCCTGCCAATAAACTTAAATTTTACTTTATCTCCTATTTTATAACTCTCTACTGCCATTTGCTAACCATCTAAATTTATGAATGTTTCCTAAAATTAAATTTGTATCCCCTACCTCGTAATTAATCAGTTCAAACAACTTTTGACTTTCTTTAGACCATAATCCGTCTGAGTTATATTTAATGCCTTTTATTCCATGTACAACTGGATTACTAGTATCTAAAGAGTATATCCAAGGGTATTGAGAATAGTAGGAAAACTCTTGTGGTAAGCCGCATCCAAGTAAATGATGAGGTTTATTTTCATTTATAATTCCGTCTTTAACTAAATCTCCAAGTAGCTTTATACGTCCTAGCATCCAGCTAACGTATTTATTAGGATGAGGAACCGTCTTTGTATAGTACGAATAATCAAATGATATAGCTATCATATCTACATCAGCTATTTTATCCATATATTCATAACATGCAACTATTTGTTTATAGGTCTTACCTTGAACTACTCCTATTTTTTTGCCAAAAACTACATCCGAATAGTGCATATTCCAGCTAGCCATTTGACTCATAGTTTTTTTAGCATCTTCTAGTACATCAGGGACTATATACCATGTAGGTCTTAATTCATTAATCCAGTGAGCGAATTTATCTGCATCAAATGCTTCCTCTAATTCAAAGATAGAATTATCTAATATAACTTCTCTTCCTTTTGATACTGCTTCTTTAAATTGATTTAAGTATTCTTTATCTTCCTCAAATAAATGTACTAGAGCATAATCGTAGTCTGTATATTTTTGTACATCGCTAAAAATACTTTTTGGGCTTTCGTGAGCTATTTTAATCATCTATACTAATATTATTTAAGGAGTTACGTAATTCTTCCATAGCATTTTCTAGCTCTTCTGTGTACTTTTCTATATCTGGATTTAATGCTTGATTTACTGCTTCTATTGCTACAGTTAACGGCACCATTTCCATTTTATGACTATCTACGTAAACCTTATGTTCTTCTAGTTTTATTGCCATTAAAAGAATTTTTTTAAATTAGGTCTAAAGTAATTTACAGACTTCATTACTTTTCTATCTCTTGATCTATATACGATGTACCTATCATTAACTTCTTCATAATGACACGGCTCACCCTGCTCTTTAGCTCGTATGGAGACAGTCTGTATGGCTTCTTCTTCAGTAGAGCAAGACTTTGACATATTGCTTGCTTGTACCTCTTGATATGCTGGCCATATCTGATTCTTAAGACCGTGTAACATAACACCGTTCCCAAGGGAAACATAAGTAATATCACACAAAGCATCCAAAACTTCCACGATGTCTCCGTTTTCGCAAGCTTGTCTATATTCCTCCAATTCTTCGAGTATAAAGTCGTATACAAATTGCCATTCTTTTTTCTCTGGTATTGTTGGTTCATAATTGTTAGGTTTACCGAAAGTAGCATTAAATGTCTCTACTTCATCAACAAAGGGTACTCCGTTTACCCAAACAGGTAACTCTTCCTCTTCAAATAGTGATAATTGTTTACTCATCTTCTCTTTATTTTTAATCTTATTTTGAAACTTCATAAACGATCCTTCTTTATCGTTTGATAGCCCTCCTATAGTATGAATCTTATCATCTTCTTCAGACCAAGGCCCTGGTTTATCAGCATGTTCTAAAAACTCTAACCAATCAGGATCATTTTCAAAATCGTTATTATTTTCTTCTAATGACTGCATTTTTCTGCTAATTCTATATTTTTATAAAACTCAGCTTTAGCTGATGGTTCGTCTAAAAAGGCTCCAGTAAGTTTAGCTGTCTGCATAGAAGCTCCTCCATGCTTAACTCCTCTACAGGATACACATGCATGAGTTGCATTAACCTGTACCGCTACTCCTAAATTACCTTCACATATCTTATCTACTGCATTATGAATAGCTACAGTTAACTGCTCTTGAATAGCTCCTCTTCTACCGAATTGTTCTACTATTCTATTTAGTTTAGATAGCCCTACTACCTTACCGTCTTCTGAAGCTATATAAGCAATACTTACTGTACCTCTAATAGCTTGATGATGGTGAGAACACATAGACGTTACAGGTATGTTACTCTCTTGTACTATACCGTCATACCCGTCTGAAGGAAATGCTGTAATTTTATCTAGAGGACTATATCTTCCGGCCCATAAATCATTAACGTAAGCTTTAGCTACTCTAAAAGGAGTATCTGCTGAGTTAGGATCTTCTTTGTAATCGCATCCTAAAGCAGTTAAAAAGTCAGCATAAGCTTGAGCTGCTCTTTCTATAATAACTTGCTTTTCATGATCAGTAAGTCTAGCTTCTGGTCCTTCTACTTTTTGTTTCTCTGCTAATTGAGTTGAAATACCGTTAGCGAATCCGGCTTTTACTAATTCTGTTCCTTCTATAAACTTTTTAGGCATAATTTAATTTTTGTTTTATTGTGGTTCTACGACACATACTTATGTAATATAAGTAATTTATTTTAATTATCCAAATAATCCTGTATTGAATTTGCTGATAATCTTTCCCAAGGAAATACCAGCCAATGGTCATCTTTAATATCTATTCCTACAAAAAGTGGATTAAATGAAGATGAATATCTTCTAGCTAAAGTAGCAGTTAGAAAATTATGTCTCTGAATTTGTGCTAAAGTATTCCCAGAATCTGCTATATCGTCTACAACAAGTACCTTTTTTTTCAAATCTCCTGGTAATGTTTTTGCTGCTTCTAATCCTATGAAAGGAATCTCAAATTTGTGAGACATAAGTACTGCCGGTATTAACCCTCCTCTAGGTACTCCTGTAATAAATTGAGGTTTATCTATTGATTCTAATTTTTCTCCAATTGAGTCAATCTGCTTGTCGATCCAATCCCAATCGTATCTTACTTTTTTTGCCATTCTTACGATATGTTTGTAGTCCAGTAGGTACTGTCAACTTCATACCTCTCAGAACCTTTATTAATACTCTTTACTTTCTCTTTTAAATGCTGCCATTGTTTTGGGGAGGCAGAATAAGGGTGTACTCCGTCTACATACCCTTTAATCCAATCTATGAATTCCTTGTTTGTCATAACTTACTTTTTTAAATAATCCATCCAATCTGTTCCTGAAGTATTTTTATTAGGAAAAATAAAAGTCAATTCCTTATCATTAAATTTAATAATTTTTATAAACTCTTTAGGTATTGCTGCTCCTGAAGGAACTCTTTTTACTTTTGCGTCAAAGACTACTTTTATCTCTACATCAACGTTATAGAAATTAGCAAGATTTCTTTCAAATTGTTCTAACCTATTCCATACACCTCTATTTAGGCTTTCATGCTGAAGTGCACAATTAAAGAAAAGGAAAGTCTCTTTTAGCATTTCTTTAGTACAACTAAAAGCTGCTGCTGGTGCTAAATGTCCTTTATCCCATACGTTATTTGAGTAATCTTGATTATCCGATGTATGGATGTTTGGAACAGTTCTGAAATCCATTCCTGCTCTGTCCGCTTCTCCTCTGGGGCATTCAACTGTGTATGTTACTTTTAAGGGTTGTTCTAAATCTTGATCGTAAACAACTTTGTAAATTTTTGTTTCTATTTCTACTACTTGACTAAATCCTATAAAAGGAATTAATATTAATAGTGAGATAAATTTAATTGATTTTCTTCCCATTTATATGATTTTAATAATTCTCTATCTGCTTCTGTTCTAAATTCCACAATATCAAAAGGAATAAAGTTATCAACAATATACTTTCTTATCTCTTTTAATGTTACGTACTCTTCGTCAACACCTTCCCAAGGATCTTCGGAGATTAAAAACACAGTCTTATCTCCTCCTATTTTATAGTCCCATACTGGATGTCCTTCGATAGTTACTATCCTATCCATTTTTTCTGGACCTGATGTTTCTATTAATTCTTTAAATTTTATCATTTTCTATATATTCTTTTAATTTATCACATAATACTAAAACGTCGTCTGGTTCCATAGTTACTGCACAACATATGTTAATGTTTTCCATTATGGTCTCTAATACTGTTAATGCTTCTTCTTTAGACACAACGTTCAGTATCAAAAGCCATAATATGAGCACGTCCAGTAAATCTCCAGCCTTTATCTCTAACAAAATCCATAACTACTGGGTATGATTCTTTTAAACTTTCTCTAGTATCCCCAGCAGGCATTGCCCATATCTTACCTTGAATCCATTTTTTAATATCTGATATATCCATTGGTCTAACATCTGTACCGTAGTCAGCATCTCCAAATCCTTTTTCATGTAAAAGTTGACATAGTCTATCTACAAATTCTTCTACCTCACTTATCATAGACAACTCTTTATCTAATACTGGTTTTAAATGAAAATCTTTATGGTATATGATAGAATCTGATATAGCGTCAATATTAAGCCTAAATTTATTATGGCGTTTTATCATTCTTTCGTCTGTTATAGCTCCCTGAGGTGTTTCAACACCAACAACGGGGATACTATTACTATACTTAGGGCTAATACTAAGTAAGTTAATAGGATAATCGGTCCTAAGAAAATGAGATCCCTCAGTCTCAATAGTAATAAAGATGTTTTTTTCATTTGCAAAGTGTGTTAATTCGTTAACTAAGGCTGGGTGCATAGTAGGTGAACCTCCAGTAAGCATCATTTCTTTTATATGCGGATTTGCTTCGTACATATCCATAATATCCTGGAAGCAAAACGTTCCTTTTTCTGGATGTATACTGGTATACCAGCTATCACACCATCCTCCTTCTCCAAAATAACATCTATGAGTACAACCTGATGTTCTTACAACAATAGTAGGGTACCCTTGTCTGGAGCCTTCTGACTGTACTGCCGTATATACTTCTACTATTGGAAGTACTTTCTTGTAATCTTCAATTCTTTTAAGCTTCATAAATTGCACTATTTTTTTGATGTTCTCTAAACTCTACTTTAATTACTTTTACTCTACCCTCAGTTTCTTTATCAATGAAATGATTTAATTTTAGAAATATAAATTCTGCAAACTTTTCTGCTCCTGTTGCAGGAACTACTCTTACTTGAGCTACTCCTGCTTCATGCATTTTTAGAAAAGAATCTTTAAAAGGATCATCCTCTGCTACTAAAAAAGTGTGGTCAAGTAACCAATCAAACCATTCCTTAGGATTAAATCCGTCGATAGTTCCTTTTGCTCTTTTCATTCCTCCGAAATCCCAAACCCAATTGCGCTCATCTAATTCTCCTTCAAACCATACTTTAACTGAAGTTCCGTATCCATGTAAGAATCGGCAGTGTGTATCTTCTGCCTTCCATTGACGAAAAACTGTAGAGAATCCGTCAAATACTTTTGTTGATGTAAATTTACCCATATCTATAATTTAAACTAATTCTTCACCAATTCCAACTATTTCAGCTAAAAATAGTCCAATAAATCCTATTTCAAACATACCGAAAAATCCAAAGGCGCAGGCCCCTAAACGAATTGCTGATTTAATAAATGAAATTCTTTGATGTAATTTTGGATCTGGGACTTTTTGTCCGTTTATTGAGATCCCTTCTTGGATTTGATGAATTTCTCTTTCATCTCTATCCCATAACTCTTTGTGTATTTCTTCTTGCATACTTGTGTTTTTATAGTGGTGCTACGACACTGTTAATATTAAAATAAATATAGTAATTTTATTTTTAAGAGGCAACTATTTGCTAAGGATTTTGTGTTGTACATAAATCTTCAATAGTTTGGTCTAATGAGAAGAAAGAATTTTGTGACGGATCTGTGAAATATAGTCCGTTAGTTACAGAAGGAAATTGTCCATATGCTGGATTACTTGCTGCTACTGTAGTAGATATAAGGGATATTTGAATATCTTTTGCAGCTGCTGTATTAGATGTTGCTAGTATATCCACATCTTCTGCATTAGGAACTGGTCCATCATCATCATCTCCTGAAGGTTTAGTGTTGGTAATTAAAATTATATACTTTACTACCCCGTCTCTAAAAGCTCCAACAAAGTCTTCTTCTACTACTTTCTTTACTGCTATATCTCCTGGTTCGTTTATATCTTCTCCTGAACCTAATGGAAAATCTAATGTGTTAAGTTTATTGAATTGTGTAATAAAAGTAGATCCATTATTAGAACTAAAAGGTACTAAAGAAGTGTATAGCTGAGATACCTTATTCTCTGTATTCGTATTTATCTCTCTTTGAGATGCAGGGAGTGATGTATATGTACCTACAGTAGCATAGTTTGCAGTTGCACTTGAATTTATCTCATCAAATAAAACTAAACCCATCCTGTAATTTCCTCCTGATCTACTATCCACTATGGATACAAAAGCGGTTAGGTCGGTTTTCATATCCTCAATTCTACTAACCATAGAAGGAGCATTTGTTGTAATGTCTAATACAACCGCTACATCTATACCTTTAGAGCAAGGTAATTTGATGTTGTTTAAAGCTCTACCTTTATTTTGAAAATTTAAATATAAATTCCTATAAGATTGCAGGTTTACTAAGTAGTTATTATATGCTAACTTAACTTCATTTAGAGGTTTATCTTTATATTCCTCTAATTCAGAAAATTGCTTCCAAGTTAATTCATCTAATGACTTTATTATCATAATACTTTACCTTTAGTTATAAATAGTAAATTTAATATCTAATATTAGAATTACTTTTCCTAACTGTCGTATCTTCTAATTTACGTACGCTTTGAATTAGAAATCTATTCTCTCTCTCTACTGATTCTTTCAAGTGGCTTACTCGACTAGTAATAATTTTTATCTCCCTATCTTTATCTTTTAGTTTACCTAGAAGTTCCTTTCTAACTTCTTCTGGCCTTTGTTCTAACTCTATAGTTGCATTTACTACGTATCTCCTAGTTTCGCTATATACTTTTTTATATTCTTTTAAAGTTTCCAGAATATAATTATACTGTTTATGAACTTTATTTAAATCATCTCTTGTAGAAACTAAATGTTCTTTATTTAAATTATCTTTTAAAAACTTGTATTTTTTATATAAAATAACTCCTCCAACTAAGGTACTTAAATATATTATTACTATTGAAATAATCATAACAGTGATTTTATAAAATGAATTGTCCAAGCTACTAGCCCGTTTAACTGCAGAGCTACTAAGTTCCATTGCTTCCTAATAGAAACCTGTATTAATACGCAGATAAATCCTAGAATAAATAAAATAGGACTTACTGTCCATTGTCCTCCTATTAGAAATCCTACTCCCATATACCCTACTCTACTACCTAGTCTCTCTAAAGGTGTAAGCCGCCTATCTCTAACTAAATTTCTAAGATAGAAATTCCATAATTTCTTCTTACCTATCATAACCCTAAATCTTTCCTAATATCTTCTTTTACTACTCTTAAATACTTTATACGTTTATTATTTGTTACAAATGGAACTGACCAGAACTGTTTAGTTTTAGTCCACCTGTTTAAGTTCCAACCAAATACAAAAGTATAAACCCCCATTACTAACCTTAATTTAACTGAGTTAAGGTATAATGTTATTACCGGTAATTTCGGGGCTCCGTGAGTAATGTAAGTTCTTACTTTTTTATTTTTGAAAAACGGTTTGGGGTAAGCATATTTTCCTATTAAAGGAATAAATTTATAAGCAAATCCAGGTGTAAATACTTCGTCAAAAAACATCTCTAATTTAGGAGTCAATCTAAACCACCAAACAGGAGATACAAAGTAAATATGAGTTGACCAAACAACTAATTCTTTATACTTCTTTATTAGCTCTTTTTTGTCTCTGTGAAGCTTATCCTCGTACAAATCTATAACTCTATAATTTGATTTATACCTCTTCATTTGTCTTACAATAGTTTTAAAAATACCATTATAACAAAATGACTTTTGGTCAGGATGTCCTATTACAACTAGATGTTTAGTTTCTTTTATCATTTATTAAGCTTAGTTCATTTTGTACTTCCATCCAATATCCAACAGTAGACTTTTTAAGGTATCCTTTAGGTCCTCCATTCCATGTTCTAGATATTTTTTCAAAATTACCATCAGGGTGGTAAAACATTCTCCATATATTAAACATCTCAATAGATTTTTTTCTACTGTAACGATCTTTAAGTTTAAATTTTTTATTGATTTTTTTAATACGAAGTATCCTGTTTACTTCTCTTACCATAATAGGACGAATCTGTAGTACCCCGACTGATGGACCTTCTTTTAGCCCTATGTCTCCGTGTATATACTCTATTCCTTCACTTTCTACCTGTATTAATGCTTCTATAAGCTTCTCGTACTTTAGAGTAGGGTTACTTATAGTAATAGGTTCTAATTCTATTAACAAAGGAGTTACTACTGGTCGTGGCTTTTTATACGAAGAGTAACTAACTAATAAAAAAGAAATAGTTACTATTAAAATTATAAAACCTTTTTTCATATTAACATAAACTTTATTTACAACCTTATAATTGAGCTTAGCCCTATAATAATAAAAAGTACTATAGCTATTATACCTAATGCTGCTAATGAATCTTTTTCTACTCTTTCTTTTCTATTCATTTTAATTAAAATTAGTTGACCGAGAGGGGACTCGAACCCCTGTCTTTTCTGACCCTATTGCTTTTCACGATCGTATTCTATTATGCGTTAGGTTAAGTCAAAATCCTCTACCTACTGAGGTACTCGGCATGTTTTTTAAATGTTGCGATGTCTTCTTCTATCGCTCCATTGTACTTTTTTGGTTTTCCCTAACATACTGTACTTAGATACTCTTCTGTTGAAAGTATTTCTAGTTTCGTTAGTACAGGGGTTACCGTTTTGCTGTTCAGTTGTGGCCATATTTAACTATTGTTTATTTAACATTAACTTATACATAGTCAGCTAAAACCTTTTCAACGTGTGCTTTTGCTACTTCGTAATCAACTTCTCCAGTTTCATCCTCATACTGTACGGGATCTTTTCTGCCAAGAGCAATAAAAGCCTCAATCCTCTCAACACTAGAAGCAGACTTATAATCACTATTTCCCGAAGGATAAGGCTTATAAGAAGTATTCGTTCTTTTATAAACTTCATCAAAATCAATTTTTAGCTTTGCACATAAAATTTCTCCATCTTGTAAAATACCAAATTTATCAGTATTTAAATAAGGTGTAAAGTAACCTACTCTCTCCGCATCCCAATTTCCAATTCTAAAAGCTGCATCATCTGCATCTCTAAATTCTTGTCTACAATCAGGATAAACTGCATGGTCACCAGCGTGAATACCTAAAGCAATATCACAAACATCTTCTGTTCTATTTGCTACGGATAATGCAACTGCTTGAGTAATGGAAGCAAACATTTTATTTCTGTTAGGAACAACTGTTTCTTTCATATTATCTTGTTCGTAATGCCCTTCTGGTACATCATCTCCACCTGAAACTAAAGCTGAGTCTAATAGATCAACTAATCCGTCTAATTTAATTTGACGGTAATTTACTTTGTGACCTTTACTTGCAAGGTAATCAATTAATGATTGAGCTCTCTCTAGCTCTACTCTGTGTTTTTGACCATAGTCAAATGAGATACCTGTTACAGTATCGTACTTCTCGATAGCTCTTAACAATAGGGTGCTGCTATCCATTCCACCACTTAAACTTACTACACAATGTGCCATAATTCACTTATTTAAAATTTGCCAGGTATTTCGCGTATAGGCTAACGCTAAAATGTTAATTAAATATAGTAAAAATATTATTAAAATACAACTTTACTTATATCTGTTTTTTCTATTAAATCTATCTCTGCTGATGGTTCCTCTGCTAATACTTTTCTAATTACTTCTTTAATTTCTTTACCATCTACAATCCACTCTTCTCCATCAACTTCAACTCTCCAATAAAAAATATCTATAGGAACTGACATATTAATCTATATTTGTAAAAGATGATATTTTCTCTTGTATTACTTTCCACTCATTAATATACTCTTTAAGGGAAGTGTAGTGGTTACTTTTATTATTAAGTAATTCCCTACATACTGCTTTTAGTGCATGATTAAAATTTCCCGGGTAGCATATAGTCTTAATATAATGAGTATTGTTATCACCTTTGATAACTCTTTCATAAACTGTATATCCCCCTGAGGAAGATTTAGCAATAAAAAAAGGTTCCATAACTGAATCTTCAATAATTGTATCCCCTGCAGGGATTGAATCTGGTCTTCTTAACATAACTTAATTTTTAAAATTTATTTCCAATATAACTGTATCATTACTATTATAAATGCTAGTAATAATGTAATTCCTGTTTTAAGAGTTATTCCTTCATCTAAATGAATATACGTACATGTTGCCATTATTATCATACCGGTAGAAAACCCTATCAACCTACCAGGCCATAGTAATCCGTCAAATCCTGCTACTACGTACCTAGAAGCATAGATTAATATATAACTAATAGGTACCCCCATAGAAGCCATAAGTAATGGTCTCTCCTTCACCCAATCGTTAAAAAATTGAGAATTAGTTTGATACCATATTAAGCCTTGAGCTACAGTAAAGAGTATAAATGCTATTAGTATATTCTTATTCATTCAATATAAAACTTTTTAACTGATCTTCTGTTAATCTGCCGTTTTTAATACTTTCCTTACCATCTTTAATAATTACTGTTGTCGGTATTGCAGTAACTTTGTACTCACCTGCTAAACCGCTTGTATCTTTTTCAACATTTATATTAACAAACTCTACTGTGTCTTTTAATTCTTCCGATACTTTATCAAAAGTCTTAGCGTAAACACGACAAGGTCCGCACCAATCTGCGTAAAATTTGATTACTTTTGTCATTTTCTTCCTTTTTCTTTATATGAATTAAATCTTGATTTTTTTCTGTTAGTGTTTGAAGTTTTGATTCCTCTTGACTTTAACCACTCCATAGTTTGAGTGTAAAGTTGTTTTGATGTGTTTTTTGACATATAACTGTTTTAGTATTATACTATAATATAAGAAAAAAGCTGCGTATAACCAACTATTTAACGTTATTTCCATCTACAGATATTTCATGCCAATGTACTCTACCTTCTTCTATAGCTTTTTTAATATTTTTTTGTTTCCCCATCAAAAAGGAACTTCCACTTTTTACTTCAACAAAATGTACAGAACATTTAGTCTTGCTGGCGGTGTCTGTAAACCCAACATAATCAATAGGCATACCTAAAAATGTACAGTCTTCTGGAGGAACAGGAAACTCTGACATAAATGGTACAAAGTGTTCTATAGTTTTACCCCACTGTACAGCCCCTGATCTCTTCTTTGCATCTCTTCTAATTATTGCTTTTTGATTTTCAAATTCTAATTTAAGAATTTTAATTTTTCTTTTGAAATGGTAGTACACTCCTCCTATGCTTAATAAAAGGAGTATTACCGTAGATGTATATAACATACTTTTAGTATTTACCCATCACAGCTTAAACAATCCTCAGAAGTTCTAGAACCTATATCTCCGTTAATTACTGAGTCTGTTCGGAGGTAGTATAGAGTCTTAATTCCAAGTTTCCATGCTGTTTGATGAACTAAGTTTATAAATTTTGGTGAATCTGTTGGATCAAATGCTAAATTTAAAGATTGAGTTTGATCTATATACTTTTGACGTACTGATGCTTGTTCTACTAATGCAAGTTGATTAATTTCTGCAAAAGTTAAAAATACTTGTTTATCCTGCAAAGGCATTATGTCTTCAGGTAAATTAGCAACTGAGCCTCTAGCTTTCATAATATCATCCCATACTTCTTCTGTGTTACTTCCTTTTTCTTCTAAGTAACTTACTAACGCAGGATTCTTACGAATAAAAGTACCTTTTGCAGAATTAAAAGTATATACGTTAGCAGGTACTGGTTCAATACCGGCTGATACTCCTCCTGATATTGTAGAATTAGATACTGTTGGTGCTACTGCTAATAAATGTGTATTTCTCATTCCAGTTCCTTTACACCATACTGGCTCTCCGTATTCATCTGCAAGTTTTCTAGAAGCTGCTTCTGCTTGATTCTTTATCTGAGAGAATATCTGATGGGTATAAGAAGTTGCAGCAATAGAAGTAAAAGGAATTCTTTCGTTTTGTAAGAAAGTATGCCATCCTAACACTCCCAATCCTATAGCTCTTCCTTTTTTTGCCGATCGGTGTGCTCTTATTAAAGAATCTCTACCAGAAGTTTTAGCTAAAAATTCTTCTAATACTCCATCTAGAAAGTATATAGATGTCTCTATCAAATCAGTGTTTTTCCATTCATGCCATTTTGTAATATTTACTGATGATAAGCAGCAAATAAAGGAATGTTCTTCATCTGTATGTAAAGTAATTTCCGAACATATGTTAGTCATAGTAACATCTAAATTATTCTTTACATAAGCAGGAGGATTGTCATTATTAACATTATCCTTATACATAATATAAGGTTCTCCAGTTTCTACTCTAGATTTTAGTATTTCCACCCACAATCCCATAGCTTCCGGGTCTCTATGTTCTAATCTTTGCATAAAGCTATCATCCACTACAACGCATTGATGTAGGTTGAGACACTGTCTGTTTGGGTCTCCTTTTGGCCTTCTTATTTGAAGGTACTCTTTAATATCTGGGTGATTAATGTCTAAATTTACCGAGGCTGCTCCTCTTCTAACTGCACCTTGATTAGTAGCAATAATAGTAGAATCGTATATCTTAGCCCATGGAACTACCCCTTCTGATTGACCCATATTTCCTGTTCCGATTTTTTCTCCTCTACCTCTAATACGGGACAACCCTATACCGACACCGCCGCCGAGGGAGGTAAGTCTCATTAGTTCAGCATTGGTTAATCCAATACCTCGAATTGAATCGGGCGTATCAATTCCAAAACATGAGATCGGTAATCCTCGGTCGGTTCCGGTGTTCGATAATACAGGGGAGGCTAAGTTCAACCATCCTTTCCACATATAGCGAAAAAATTTATTCGCTAGGTCAGGACGATCTAATCTCTTAGCAATCGTATCTGCTACTCTTCTATATGCCTTTTTTGGTGTTTCATCAGCTAATAAATACCCTTTTGATATTGTTGCTAATGATATTTCATTCATCCATTCAGGGTAATCTTTCCCTGCTTCCCAAGAGGAAGTATCAACTATTAAACTCATAACTTACTTATTAAAATATTGTAGCAGCGTCCCATTCCATATGCCCTTTTGCATAATTCGTTACTCGATTTGCAAAAAAGTCTGTATGTTGCTTACCTGCTATTACCGCATCAAACCACTTCATTGTCTTTAATGCTCCTTTATCGATTTCTTCAGCTGGAACTATAGGTTTTAATCCTAAATCGCTCATTTTTGTATTTACTCTATTACGAATAAAATTCTTTAGCTCTTCCTTTGAAAGGTTTTCTAAATCTCCCATTTCAAATATCTTATCTATAAAATCAAACTCTAACTGTAAAGCATTTTTTGCTGCTTCTTCAATATCAGCTACTAATTCAGGAGTTTTAAATTCTGGGTGTTCTTCCATTAAGGTTCTAAATAACCAGCATCCTGCATCTGAGTGTAAAGATTCATCTCTAACTGACCATTCTACTATTTGGCCTACTCCTTTAAGTAAGTTTCTCATTTTAAATGATAAAAGTACTGCAAATGAAGAAAATAAGTTAACACCTTCTGTAAATGCAGAAAATATTGCTAATGACTTAGCTCTATCGTGCCAGTTTGGAGTTCCATCATGTCCGTCTCTTACGTCCATAAGATTTTCTATTTTTGCCATAGTTGCTTCATCTTCTAAAAACTCTGCAAAATTATCTAACCCCAATTGTTCGTTTAATAATGAATATGCTTCCGCGTGTATTGTTTCACTTGAACCTAATGTAGTTCCCATCATTATAATTTCAGGTTTTCTAAACCATTTAGTGACTAATGTAGACCAGTAATCGTTAACTATGGTTTCAGTCTGCGCAAATCCTTTTAATATTCCTCCAATAACATTTTTTTCATGGTCTTTTAAATTACTAGCCCAGTCTGTTACGTCTTGTGACATAGGAACTTCTGTATGCAACCAATGTGCTTGTTGTTGTTTAAGCCAAAAATCGAAAGCTTTTGGATATTCAAAGGGTTTATAAACCACACGTTCGTTAAGTAAACTCATTTTTTAATTTTAATTAATAGATTAGACAAAAAAAATCTCCAGAGAAAGCTATATCTGCTATTGGAGATGTTACCATAAATAGCATATATATTCTACTTTTTATCAAATAGCTCTGACATTTTTTCTCTTGAAAGACTGAAGATAGGACCTTGTGTAGAATTTAATTGTTCGTCTAAGTCAGCTTTTCCTTCAAATTCAATATGACCGTTATTGGTATCCATTTTTACATTATAAGTCATACCATCTTGACCGTATCTATTTTTCATAACATGAACGCGTCCAGTTCCTAGTACTTTATCTTCTTTCTGTCTAGATAGAGACAAGCAAATATCTGCTACCATCATCTTATCGTAAGAACCTGCTGCTTTGTCACCCTCTATAACAGAATCTTTAGCACCCATTCGATTTACTTGTGATGGAGTTAATATAGGTATTTTCATATCTTTTGCAAGACCTTTAGTAGCTATAAATACATCATCAATTTCGTCTTTCCTTTCAAAAGACTTACCTCTTGAAGGAGCTCTTAAGTAATCCACATAGTCAATTATAACTAAATCAGGCTTGTGGTCCATATCTATACATTTCTGGATATGAGATTTAATTGTATTTACAGAAGCATTTTTAGGTGCATACTCTTTAACAATTAACTTACCTTTTAAGTTATCTACTACTTTTTGTACATCTTTACGATGGTTATTAACTTCATCAATAGAGTACCCTGTAAAGTAGCAGTCAAATCGTTTACCAACGTAGTCTTCCCCGAGTTCCAAAGTGTAATAATTGACTTTATGCCCAAGCTTAACAGCATGAGCAGCAATAGCCACCATAGTCCATGACTTACCGCCACCAGGATTACCAAATACAATAGCCAAATCCCCAGGCCCAAATCCTCCTTGAATACCATCATTAAGAACAGGCCAAGGAGAAGGAATAGTAGGACGGTAATCAGATCGATACCTAGTCTCAATATCTTTATTATATTCATGACCTATATTTTTATCCATACCAGCTCGCATTGCTTTTTCAATAGTATTTCTAATACCGTCAAAATCCCCTGCTTTTAATAAATCAGTAGAATTTAATATAGCCTGCTTCATTTCTTGATTTTTACAAAAAGTAGTAAATTCTTCTTGTACGTATTCTAAATCATCTTGTGATGCTTGGTAGGAGTTACGTAACTCTTCTTTTAACGCTACCTTAAGAATATCATTCTCTATTTTCTGTAATTCTACTTTAAGAACATCCATAGTTACAGTAGTATGGTATTTGTCAAAATACGTAACTAACTGATTGATAATCCATTTGTGTGCGTCTGAGTCAAAGTAATCTTCTTGAAGAACGTCTCTTACGTTTAGAAGAAAACCCTTATCTGTTAGCAATGAGCCCAATACTTTCAGCTGGAATCCTTTTCCATACTGATTCAATGCTTTTAATGTCATCTATAACTTATTTTTTAAAAACCGTTAAACCTCTAAAGTTCTCTAACCAACCTTCAGTATTTTTTGTAATCCCTTCTATCTTATCTTGATCTAAAAGATGTAAAAATGCCCCTGTTTGTAGGTTGGGTATGTCACTCTTTATTATATCTAATATATGATTTTTTTCTTTATCATCCAACACAGAATCATGTAAATTCATTAATTTATAATTAGTTTCTACACGATCCCACTCTGTGATAATTTTAGGAAAAATTTTCTTGCATTTTTTTTCCTCTAACTTACTTGCACATGTATCATAAACATATTGTAAGTCTGTTCCCGATGTATTAACTAGTTCAGGAAATTCTGATATTATTGTTTTAATTCCAAGTCCTTTTACTCCTGCTAAATTATCAGAGTTATCTCCAAGAAGAGCTTTTACAACATTGTAATTCTCAGGAAGAACTTTTAATTCTTCGAATATATTACTTTCATTGAATGTTTTCTTCTTTACTGGAGCATATACTTCGATAGTTTTATCAACTAACTGCAAAAAGTCCTTATCTGATGATATAATAGTACATTTTTTAACATTAGATGTTGAAGCTTTTTGAGCTATGTACGCTATAATATCATCTGCTTCTAGTTTTTCCATTCCAATCTGTTGGACTGGCAGGCATTCTAAGTAATCTTGTGTTCTGTAAAGTTGCCCTATTAGGGCCTCTTGCTCTTCAGCTTTCGAATCATAAAGTCCCCAATGTGTTATACGAGCAGTTGCTCTTTGAGCTTTATAGTTTGGATCTATATTCTTACGATTTGCAGATCCTCCTTTCCCGTCCCATACTATAACTACTCTCGTTGGATCAAATATTCTAGTTACATACCCTAATGAACGCATAAAACCGACCAGGCCGCCTATATGATGGCCTGATGGGTTCATTGCTTTGAGTAATGAAAAACTACGAATTAACATATTCATAGCGTCAATCACTAGAATGTGATCATTCAACTCTCGGGGCGGGGTTTCTTTAAGGTTATTAAGTATATTACTATAATTGGCCATTAATCTAAAATATTAGGTTTTATAGATTCTTCTTCTAAGTCTCCTTCTTCAATTAAGTCAAAATCTATACTACCGACTAATTTTAGCCAATGCTCTTTATGCTCATTTTTATACTTATCTATAGCTCTTTTATCATCAGGTATAAACCCATGTGATGTCATAACAACACGTCCTCTGGATTGTACTCCTCCGATATGGTTTTTCTCTACTTGAACGTTTGTACGTTTAGCGAATTCTACCTGTAGGCCATCTTTAATAGCTTTTATCTTAGAAGTTCCAGGGTTTGTTATATTTCCGAAAGTGATTACTAAAGTTGAATCATACCACATAGACATTCCTCCTTTATTCTGTAATTTAGGTTGTCCCATTGGTGATTCAGGCTTCATAGTCCATACCTTATTAATAGCTACCAGAGTATTTGTATAAGGAGAGTTCTCTTTCCTAGATAATAGAATCTTTTGATTCAAATTATTACCAAATTGAGTAGACATCGCTCCTGCATTCCATTCATTATTATTCTTATTAGAACGTACTGAAAGATCGCAAGGTATAGAACCTATACTGTCCCAGAAAAAACATAAATCAAAAGGTAAATTTCCTTTTGCCTGTTCATCCATAAGATCAGCCATATATACGGCAACTTCTTCAATAGTATTTAATGTACCTCTATCAGCATATAGAAAATGACCCTCGTAATCTACTACGTTACCGTTTTCATCAGTAACCTCATCAAATTTTAAGCCCATTTCCTTAGCATGGTCCCACGACCATTTCATCTCTGATATAATAAATACTGGTAAGATTCCTAGTTTTTGTGCATTTACAGCAGCTTCTAGTAATGCTGTTGTTTTACCTGTATCACTATGTCCTCTTAGTAGGGTTATATGCCCTGTTGGAATGCCAGGAAGAGATGTAATATCTTGGAAAGCTTTTGATAAAGGAATCCATCCTTGTTCTTTGAACTTTACAGATGCATTAGAAAATCCTTTCTTTTTCTTAAAATTTCCAAGATTAAAACTCTTCTTGACTGCCGCAGATGCGGCTGCTTTTACCTCTTTTTTTTGTTTTGCCATTTCTATTCGTTAAATAAATCATCAAATTTGCTCACTGTATCTTTGTTGCCAGCCGTAGCTGTTTCCAAAGTAAAGTCTGCTTTTTGTTGACCTAAGCTTTCTGGCAGTTTGTCTTCTTTTGAAGTTGCAGGTGTTTGATTACTTTCTTCTGCTGCAGAAGGATCTAAGTAATTTTGTAACTGCTTTTTAATAAATTCATAATCGTATTGAGTATGTACCTCTACCGGGTTAGGTTGAGTTTTTAACCAAGTATCAACTAAATCGTTATTATCTGATAAAGGTGTTTGCTTTGGTTTAATACGTACTGTTGTTTCAGGGTACGGATTACCTTGTTGCTGTTCTACTACCATATCCCATCCGTTTAATACATCGGTAAAGTCTCCAATATCTTCATCTTCTGCTAAAGCAAGTAATGCTTTATAAATAGTTACTCCAAAACCCCATAATCTAACTCCTTTATCTTCTTCTCCTCTTACTACAACAGGAGCAAAGATTCTAGTTTTAGGTGAAATTTTGCCAGAAAGTGACCAGTTATCTTTATCGTTGGTTTTTCTTAACTCTTTTACAAACTCTTCAATCGGATCTTGCTTACCAAAGTTTGATAAAGCTACCATAGGGTATTTTCCAATACCGTAATGAAATTTTAATTCCTTAAAAGGGAAAGTTGGGTCGAAAGCTGAAGGTACAATACGTACTGTTTGCTTTCCTAATTGTGGTTTCCAGAAAATCTTGGAATAGTCAGTTTTCTCTTTATCCTGACCGTTGTTGTTTAGCGCATCTAATTTAGCGCGAATAGCATTAATGTCCATATAACTAATTTTAAAATTATAACTTATTATTAATATAGGAATAAAAAATTAAATCGCCAACTAAAGCTCAATAATTTTATATAACTTTGTATTTACTCTCTTTAATTCTGGACCTTTGGTAAGTAATACGCAGTTGCGATAATCAGGCCAGTTTATTCTGTAACTTGTGTCTAGAACTCCTCCGTTTAATTCTTTTATTAAAGTATTAAGAGCGTTAATAGTATACAGTGTATTGGTTTCTTTTTTTCTATGTACTAATATAGTATTTTCTAAAAATGCTCCTACATTTCCAAAATCAACATTATATGTACACATATATTCGTCTTGACTTTTAGAATATAGTACAAAAATCTTATTATATATAATTTTGTATCTTTCCTGTATATTACCTAATACATTATCTAGGTCTTCTTCTGTTGAAAAAGTACAAAACAGCTTATTACTCATATCTTCGCTGGTAAAAAAAGGTTCGATGTCGTAATCGAACTTAGGTATTGTTGTGTTTGTTATCATATATAAATAGTTGTGCTGTTCTATAACACTAAATCTGTGTTGTATTTAAATTTAACAGGGTATTTACCTTGTCTCTCCATTATTTTCTGTATATCTGCTAAAGTTTCTTTACCGTCGTCTTTACTAAAGTCAAATAAGATAGCATCGTATGTATATAAAGTAATAAAAGATTTTTTATTTCTTAAGTACTTTAGTATATCTTTTAATATAATGATATTATTTGAAGTTTCCAACGATTGCATCATATAATTCATTAATTTTGCTGGATTCATATCTTTTAATTCTTGAGTAAAGTGTTTACCTGATTGAGGATTCCAGACATAACCCCCTTCTTGAAAGCTTTTCCACATAGCATCAATATATTCTTGTATTTCTTTAAATATTTTTAGATTCTTATGTTCTTCAGGTATTTTTCCGTAAATTGCATGAAAATTAATCTGTTTTGCTTTAGCATACTCCTCTTCTGTTATGTCTTCCTTACCAAAATAATACTTAGCAAGCTGTTTATGTGCTGATTCTTCTGTAAGAGGGTAGTCTAATTGTTCTGCTAGAAGTCTTAAATGGTACCCGTCAAAGTCAAATTCTACAAAAAAATCATTCTGAGGTTTAAAACATTTTCTATACTCTTCTGCTTTTGGTATTGCTGCAAAATTTACTGAGTTGAATGTGTTTGTTGGTCTAGATGTATTATTATAAAGGTTATATTCTGTGTAAACTTTATTATCTACTGTGTTATGAATGGGATTTTTAGGTTTAAATAAACTATTAAAACTATCATACAGTATCCCTACTCCTGATTGTTCAAGTAGGTAGAATACGTTAGTAGCAATATTATTATAAAAATTAAAACCTGATGGTATTTCTAAATCTATTACTTTTTTTATACTTTCGTAGATATTCTCACTTCGTTCGTATAGTTTAGCTATAGGTATAATACTGTTTAAATCTCTCTTATCGCTGTATCGATTATAGAAGTAATTTATAGTTGAAGTATCCCCGGGTATTTCTAATCTTTTAAACTCTACCATAGAATAGAGTAGAGATATGTCTATGGCTTCCTGTAAATTAAAGTAGTAGAGCAGTTTTTTTTTATTTAATGTATATAGTTTACCTGCTTTAGAAAGCATACTGTAGATACGATTCTTATCTACGTTCAGTCCTTCGTCATGATTAATAGGAATAATGTACCCATGTTTACTGTTTATCATTCTTATATAAACAGCAACTGTATCATTAAGTCGTGGATGGTATAGGTCATTAGCAGGAATTACCTCTACATAACAACCTAATTTAACTAACCCTTCTAACGAAGATAATTTTGATTCTTCTTCTACTATATAAAACACTTGTAAAACCTTTTTAATAATATACGAAAAATTTTCGTATCTACAACCTTTTTCCTGGTGAAGGTATAATTATATCTTTATCTTGATCTAATATTGGGGTAGCTTCTACAATATTTTCATTTTTTACGTACTCCAATGGATCAAGTAAAAGTTTTTCTGCCCCGGGAAGTTCTTTTTTAAGTAACTCTATTGACTTTAAATTTTTGCTCTCTATTCCTTCTAAAAAATAACCGTTTATCATTTGATCTTTTACCGGACCTTTTATATACCACTCTATTGCGGCTATTTTATCACGTTTAGATCTAGAGTTAATATTATTAATATACTGAGCTCTGTTTAATTCTTTACAGTTACCTGTTGCTCTGTTTTTATAGAAGTATCTTTTCATTACTCCATTGTCTCTATCTTTAGATGTAGGAGGTAATTTTATAGACTTTAACCTATTGTTAGAAGATCTTCCTGAATTACCAGGAGTATTTAGTGTAGGTTGTGATGTTGTAGGATCTTCTGATATTAGTTCTGTTGCGTTAGAGAAATCTCCTTTTTCTAAATTAACACCAAGAGTGCTGTAGATAGCGCCAAAGCTTGTTACTACCACCTTAGTAGTTTGATTAAATAAGGTGTTTTTTATTCTTTCTATTTTATTTTTATCTTGCTCTCTACCACTAACTTTTAAATTAAAGGTTCCTAACTCTTCTATTGATTTTAAGCAGTATTGGCTTTTAGGTAAATACATATATTATATTGTTAAATCATTTGAATTAATAAGAGTATAGGTAAACTGTCTTTGTCCTACCCTATCTTTAGCTTGATTAGCTATTTCTAAAATTCTATCTAAGCTTTGAGCTTTATCTACTACTTGACATCCTGCAGACCATTTTGTAACTTGTCTACTCTTCCTGCTAGGGCTTGCTCTATGTATGTTAATACCGTAATTACCTCTTTCTGGATTTGTAAAATCGTAAAAAGAATCTCCATTTCGATCTCTCCATACCGTAACCGGGTTAATTTGAACTAATGCAGGGTATGAAGGAGGGTTTCTTTTATGTGTTCCAAATCCATGAGAATTTAAATGTTGACCTTCTTTTAAAATAGCTGTACCTCTTGAATTTGGATTATCTACTAACCAGTACCTACCTGGATCTGTTGTACAAGAAAACTTCTCTGATTTTTTTACTCCGTTTTCTTTCCAAGAAATAGTCATAATATCATCAAATTTATTTGTTAATTGTAACTTACCGTCCTTAATATTATTGTAGTTTCTAATACCTACAATATTTAAAGCAAAATCTCTATCATCCCATTTATAACCTTTACTTGTAACTGAGGATTTAATTGCATCGTAATCAACATTTGTAGAGTCTATATTAGTAGCTTCTGCTTCTTCTGCTTGTGATTTTTCTGCTGATGTAGTACTATCTTTACTTGTATCACTGTATTCTACAGTAGAGCATTCTTGCTTCTCTGCTACTGCTTTTACTTCTTCTGGTGTGGGTGGAGTCAAACTGTAAAATTGAGTTTTAACATCAGTAGTCCACTTTCCATTATCAATAGAATGTGCCAATCCTGTTATAATGTATCCAAAATTTGTACTGTATTTTTGAGGTAGAATACCTTCTTCTATTTTAAATGTTTGACCTATTTTTAATCCTGCAATTCCCATTGAAGTAAAGGATAGTTCCACTGGGATTACTCCTGGGGCGGGGATTGGATTTTCTTCGTTATGTATTAAGATATCAACTACCCATCTTTTACAAAATTCTTTATGGTAGTTTTTAATATTACTTATTGCCCCTTTATCGTAGTCTCCATTATCAGCAAAATTTTCACCATTAAATTCTTCCCAGAACTCATAATAATCTTCAATCCATTTTTTAAGTCTTCTATCTTCTGGTTTTTCTCTTTTTTCTGTTATTTCTTCTCCTCCAATAGTATTTTTTTGAGATTTATGAATTATGTGTCTATCTAATAATCCTCTATTCCATTGTAATAGTGGTCCAATACTATCTTTTGTATGTCCTCCTGTTCCTTGAGCTGCTATTGATACCATATTCCCAATGTTTGAACTTATTTTACTATCAATACTTAAACTTGAGATTGTAGATTTAGTACCTGTTAGAGATAAAGTTGGAATAATACTTTTCACCTTTGGAGTAACTTTTCTATCTACAACATAAAAAAGATCGTCTTGCTCATCATAAAATAAATCTAAATCATTAATTCCGCCCATAGCATCCGACATAGCTCTTAATACCGTTTTCATTAAGCTAACCATATCGTTATTTTCATTCTGATCTGAATCTTTATAAGCATCTACTATCTTGTCTATTTCTGATTGTAAATACTCTACAGATACCATAATATTTAAAATATCATCTGTTTCTCCTCTTAATATACCTGTAGATAGTGCTTTTCCAATATTTTGATGAAATCCATTTTTCCATACAACTCCCATAGGGTAAGATTCCTTACCGTTTGGCCATTTCACTACTTTATTTTCTGAGTCATGTAATTTTGTAGATGTTGGTAATTTAGGAAGTATACAAACTAACGGGTCTATTGAAAAATGATATTCATTAGTTAAATATTTTAATTTTTTTTCATACTTAACTGAGTTAGTTTCTTTATCTTGAAAGCCTGTGTAAAATTGAGTTAGTTTTCTTCCTTTTGTTTTAGTGCCTTTTTGAGCTTCTTGTGTAGCATCTATTGAGCTTACATAATTGTTATATACATCAAGTATAGTATATAAAGGAATCCAATATTCGTTAATATCGTCATTATCCCAACCTGTATCTTTTAGTTCTAAATCTTTTAATTTGAAAGCTAAAAATGCATTTAAATTTTCTTGAAAATGTTTTCCTGTTTTTGGATGAAAGCTATCATTAGTAAATATATGTTCAACTTTACCTTCTGGAAGTATTTGACTGCCGAATTCTGAAAATGCATTTGCAAAATCGTCTTTTACTTGTTGAGCTCTCTCTTCCTGCGCCTGTCTTACTTCTTTCTGTTTAGGTGTAAGTTCACTTTCGGGTAAAACAGCATTTTCTTGAATAAAATCAACTAGACGTAAAGTTTCAGCTTTATCGTCTATATTAAAAGTGTTATCACTCTCTATAGAAAGTCTTTGTTCTGGTTTATCTACTACAAAAGCTGTTAAGTTATCACCTGCTTCATCTATTGAGCTAGTTCCTGATCTATTTAAGGTTCCTTCAACAAATTTTAAACCATACATAGAAAATTCTTTGTTAAGATGGTTTACCAGCTCTTCTTCTTCTAATCCAGCTATTCCTGTCTTAGAAGTCCAAGAATACCTTTTACTTTTGTATCTAGTAGTTCCTCCATTAACTAGTTTTTCTAACTTAGACACAAAAGCTTCATTTTCCATAGCTATCCTACCTTCTAAAGTTTGGGCAGATGATGCCTGTGTTGCTAAATCGCTTAAGTCTCCAAAAACTGTGTCTATTGCTAAGCTAATATTTTCTTCAGTACGTTCTTTTACAGCTAATGCACGTTCTACAGCTGAATTAGTATCTCCGGTTACTAAATCGTATCCGGCTATTGCTGTATCTGCCAAGCTGGAGTAGTAGTTAGAAGCTATTTGCTTAACGTTTCCTTCTCCTTCTGTTGCTTGTAACTTATCTATTTCTGAAAATAGTTTATGGAATATGGACTTCTTTTCTTTTTTATTTTTATCTTCATTCCACTTTGCGAATTGACTGGATGGGTATACATTTGATGGATCAAAAGTAATTGCAAGCGATTCTAAAATAGTTCCTTTAGATATAATTTTTATGCTACAATCATAACCTCCGTCTTCTCTAAAAGACCATGAAAAGTTAGAAATATAGCCAAACATAGAATCGTAGTTATATTGTGAGTTTTTAATTATCTCCTGTAAGTCTGTTTCTATAGTTTCTGTTTTTAATCTATTTCTCAAAAACTTTTTATAAAATTCTACTTCTTTTCGTACAGTTTTAGTTGTAGAATCAAGCTGTAAGCTGTGGCCCCATTCTAATAGAATAGTATAACCAGGTCTAAGGTATAGGGCTTGCATCATTTCTAAATCTTCTAAATCCCAAACCGTCACTTTCACTTCACCATCTCTCAATGTACCGTAAGTACCTTTTGATTTTACTGATACTGATTGAATTCCCGGTGTAGGTCTAAAACCTAATCCTCTATAGTTGTGGTAACCGGAATTTTTTATATCTCCTGATGTAATATATCCGTTTTTATCTATATCTATAGGACTATGTGTTGATTCGTTTACTCCTCCCTTTAACGCTTCACCTTGTTTTAAGGTGCCTCCCATGATTACGTTGTTGTAAGCTAGATTCTTATTCCCAACAACATCTTTAATGGATTTTTCACCAGTTGCTAAGTCTTTTGTTTCTTGTTCAGTAAGAGTATTTACACTTGATACTATTCTAGCCCAAGCACCATTACCGTTAAAGAATAGAAGTTGGTTGTTTTCTTTTTTTTTAGTAGATATAAGACCTTCTCTAGCTTTTATCTGAGCTATTACTCCTCTTGCAACTCCACTACCAACTACTTCTTGTGGACCCTCCTTTGGTATGCTTTTTGCTTGTTTAGACATTATCTTATTTGATTTACTTCTTCAAATAATTGAATTGCTAATGTTTTATCAGCAGGAATTCTCAACTGTACACCAGGAGTAACATTTAAAGATCCTTTTTGGTAGTTATTTGCTGAAGAGATAATCCACCATAATTCAGGGTCTTGGTAAAACTCTAAAGATAGAGTATCATACCTATCTCCGTATTGTGTTATTACGTAGGTATCGTTTTCATTTAAAGGTATTTCAGGGTATATAACGTTTCTTTTATATACTGTTCCTCTTATGGTTTTATTTGTTTGTATTTTTCTAAATCGTCTGCCCATTTTTCTAATATACGAATTTTTTAAAGACTATACAAGCGGTATGTATGTATCTTTAATGGTCTTTACTACATTATGATTGGAGATAAATGGATTTATTCCTGTTTGTGGAAGGAAATCGTGAATAACTTTAAATGATACAGATACATCTAATACATGAGGGAGTATCTGAGGGCCTTCTTTATCTTTTAGCTCAGGGCCTTGGAAAGATATTTCCCATGGATAATCCTTCTGCCAAGTATATTGAACTGATTCTATTATACCTGGTTGTTCATATATGTAATCTCCTACAGTTACTTTAGCGATAGAACCTCTCATAAATCTACCATTATCTCCGTAAGTTGGTGCAGTAACTGATGCTAAAGTTGCTGCTTTTTGATATAGGGGTTTCATCTCTTCTTGTGATTGTGCTGCTATTTTAAACCCTATATTTATAGATCTTTCAAATCCACTGTAGGTATAAAAACTATCAGCTCTACCTAAATATTTATTAGCATTCCAACTACCATTAAAACTATCATCAAAGGTATCTAAAAAAGCACGAAAAGCTAGGTAGTATTTTTGATCTGGGGTAATTATTTGAAATTCTAATTGAATTAAATCTCTATTACCTCCTTCATTTACATTAGTACCATCAAGTGGACTTTTTGCTACATCTAATTTATTTATTTTATCAACAGTATCTGAGTCTTTTATGTTATAGAAAGTTCTATTGCGTGTAATTTTTCCCGGATTACCTAAACCTACTCTTTGTTCTTTATTTACATCTGTATCACTATAATCAAATGAATAGGTATTTTTATTTCCACCTCCAAATTCATCTGTTTCTCTAAAATCCTTTACTTTTGTAGAAGAAATTAGTTGATTGTATGTAGCTGATTCTGTATCTAAACTATCTGGTATAGGATTTGATGTTTTTCCAACAGTATCAAGGCTGTGATTAACTCTATTTACTATACCTGCATTTACTCCATCCCCGTGTTTAAGTATATCTATATGCTGTTTAGCAGTTTTACCTGTATATGTACTACCTGATGAATATAGTTGTTTAGACATTTGATTATCAACAAATTCATCCGGTGTTGGAGATTCTTTTAACGGTATATTTACTCCGCTACCGCTATTAAAAAATTGGGCTGCTATAATGTTCTTCTGAGTATCAAATTTAGATTTAGTATCTCCTATTTGAAATTTGTCTGCTTTTCTATTTTCTAATGGAGCTGTATCTCCTTCGATCTTTTTATTACTAATTCCAAACTCTCCTTCAAGTGAGGTAGTTTGAACTGCAAAAGTTTGATCGAATTCACCAGTTCCTGTAGGATTTTTTATTGGAGCACCTACATTAGCATTAGTTATATTATCTACCGTAGTAGTTTCAGTATATGGTACGTCTGTACGGTAAGTAGAAGTTGTTACATTTTCTGTAACAGTTCCTTCTATATCTTTTTTATCTATTCCTAGACTACCTGGCGAAGGAGTTGTGTTTCTAGTAAGGTTAGGTGGTTTTGGAATACTTTGTCCACTATTAACATTAGTAGCATTTGATTCTGTGTCGGTCTCTGTATATGACTTTTGAGCATTATATTTAGCTTCTTTGACTTCTGAGGTTAAACTTCCTGATGTATTAGCTAATTCTATACTTGTTCCTAAATCACCTGGAGAGGCAGTTGTATTGGATGCTAGTATATCACTTTTGTTAATATGAGCTCCTCCTACTACGTTTGCTATATTTTCATTGGTATCGTTACCGGTATAGGTAAGAGTAGAATTATATTTAGCAATATCAGTATTAACGGAAACATCTCCTTCAACCCCTATGTGCATTTGTCCTAGCTCACCTGGACTAGCAGTAGTATTTCTGCTTGGTAATTTAGAACCGTTTAATACACCTTCAGCCGGTACTCTCTGACCTCTAGAACTATACTTCGTTCCTTCTACACCTCCGGCACCAAAAAATTCAAGAAAACCTCCTGATGGATCCCCATCTTGTAGGTAAGTATCCGTTTTAAATCCTCTTAAAAAATGAGTTCCTGTGCCGTTTACTGGAACTTGTGCAAGTGTTGATCCAACGATTTGAGCGACGTGTTTTACTGTACCGCCTGCTCTTCTTATAAGGTTACCTACTAAAGTACCTTGCTGGTATTTTTCGTTAGATTCAAATTTTTTAGTTAACTCTCCTTGTTTAAGTAATGCTTCGTTCGCTAGATGTTTTATTCCAGGCTTATCGATAAGCATTTTTGCAATTCTAGAAGCGTCATCAACTCTTTTACTTACGGGATTAGATTTGCTTTCATATTGTTTTTCAACATAAGGAGCTTTAGCCCCTCTATCTTCATAAGATAGGGAGCGGAGATTATCCATACGACCTTCATCAAAGTCTTTTTTTAAGTTCCTTATAATAGGCATAGGACTACTGTGGAGGGTTATCTAAATACTTATCTGGTGTTGTGCCGTCTAAATCTAATCCAGAAACACTCTGTTCGATTGCTGGTTGATTATTAATCGATGATTGATTATGTAAAGTAGATGTTTTTTTTGCACCTGCTCTTTGGCTTGGTGTTAATCCTTTTAGACCTAATGTAGAATTAGTTAATTGGTTATTGATTATTCCGTTTGACATATTTAATTATTTTAATAGTTTAATATAAATAGAAGCTAAGAAAGTTTATACGTTCCTAACACTTGTGTTTCTCCTACTTTATCTCCATCTAAGTATACATTACCACCTGCTGAAACAACTGATATTAAAGTGTCTAATTTAGATGATATTTCTGCCATTGTGTTGTCTTCTTCTCCTTCGTCTCCAAATAGTCCTCCCAAGGCAAGTAAAGGAGTTGCAGCGAAAGCTAAGAGACTTAGTGCTCCCAATACAGGTAATGCTCCTATTCCAGATATTGCTATCATTCCTAAGCCTGCTGCTATACCCATTAATCCTGCTCCTACTAGTAAGAGTTGAGGTGCTATTGCTGCTAATCCAGTTAATTTAGAAATAATAGAATCAATAGGAGTATTTCCAAGTAGGTTAAATGCTAGTGCGGCTGGAATTAATGATGCTCCTAGTAGTGCTATTGCACCTGCTCCAGCTGCTATAAAAGGAAGTAAAAAGCCTAAACCTGCTGCTGCTAATCCTAAGAGTGTTAATGCACCTGCAAAGGCAAACATCTGTCCTGGGTTTATATCTTTAAGTAAACTTAATCCGTATGCTGCGGGTATTAAAGCAACTCCTAATATTCCCATTGCTAAAGCTCCTTGGATTATGCTTCCTCCAACTTTTCCTAATACTGCTAAGGTTAGTCCTAACATACTTAACGATCCTGCAAATGCAAGCATTTGTGCCGGATCTACATCTTTAACCATCCTTAGAGCAAGTGCGAATGAACCGCCTAAA